GGAGAGCCTACCGATATCGTTCAGACTCAGACAAGCAATCTTAATATCAATGCTAATTATGAGGATATGTCTCACGAGGAACTTCTCAAGAAAGCCCGAGAGTTAGGATTTAAGTTAGGATGATTGTCGATGATCAAATAGAACTACTGGCAGCCTTGCAGAAATCTTTTGCAAGAAAGAACCTTATTGACTTCTCCAAGTTCACATTCAAGAATTATAAACCGAGCTGGCATCACTACCTTCTTGCAGACAGGTTAGAGATGCTGGCCCGGGGAGAGATTAAAAGGCTTGCTGTTAATATGCCGCCTCGCCATGGGAAGAGTGAACTTGTATCGGTTCGCTTCCCGGCTTGGTATCTTGGCAATCATCCATCAAAGAACATCATCTCAGTATCGCACAATACTCCCCTTGCAGCCAAGAATGGTAAGAAGGCAAGGAATACCGTTGCATCAGTTGAGTTCCGTCAGCTCTTTCGAGAAGTACAGCTCTCTGAAGAATCGGCAGCAAAACTGGACTGGACACTCGAGGCTACTCTTGTAAACAAACCATGCCCTTATTGTGGTTCAATGAACTGGAATAAGAAGTTATTTGGTAGAGCAATATGCAAGAGCTGCGGTAAACTTGGAGAATTCGCAGGCAGTAATACTGTTGGTGAATATTTCGGAGCAGGTATAGAGGGTGGTGTTACTGGCCGTGGTGCTGACGTACTTATTATCGATGATCCTCATAAGGACCGTAAGGAAGCAAACTCGCTGACCATCCGGAATAATATCTGGGACTGGTATACTTCGACAGCTCTGCAGCGTCTCGAGGAATCCAACTGCGTTTGTGTATGCCAGACCAGATGGCATGAGGATGACCTTACCGGCAGAGTTCTAAGCAAGGCAAATGACGGTACAGAGAAATGGCATGTCCTTTCCCTCAAAGCTATAGCTGAAGAAGATGAAGAGCATATCATTTATAATCCGGACTATTGCGAAAGGCTCGGCACTAATGTTATCAAAAGGAGAAAGGGTGAGCCTTTGTGGAATAATAAGTTCCCTCTCGAAAGGCTCAATGCTATCCGTGCTGAGATAGACAGCTTTGAGTTTAGTGCTGAATATCAGCAAAGCCCTCATCCTATGGAGGGTGGTCTGTTCAAGAGGGAGAATATCCTTTACTGCAAGATCGAAGGGGATCATTATTACTTAATGGATCGTGGTACAAGCCGGTCAGCTTATATCCCCCATTGTACTCGTTTCTCGACAGTTGACCTGGCATCCCGGACAACCGAAAGTGCTGATTATACCGTCGTGTGTACATGGGATCTGACTAAAGATAACGACTTGATACTTCGGCATATCTTCAGGAAGCGAGTTGAAGGAGCCGAACATCTTAATCTTCTCTGGTCAATTTATGAACTGCTTTCCCCACAGGAGATCAATATCGAAAATACTGCCTACCAGATATCTTTAATTCAGTCAGCATTGAAGGAAGGATTGCCTGTTAAGTCTCTGAAAGCCGATAGGGATAAGTTCTCAAGAGCTTTACCTGCTGCAGCAAAGTTCGAATCTCATAAAGTATTCCTCCTGAACAGCATTCCTGAAATCCCTGATATTGAGAACGAGCTTCTCCATTTTCCTAATGGAAGGCATGACGATATCGTTGACTGCTTTGGCTATGCAGCAAGCCGTGCAGCAAACATTACAAAACTGAAGTATGCAGCGCCTCCTCAATTAAATAAATTAGAATCAAGAAAACAATTTTACGAACAACTTAAATAGAGGATCATGGAAAACTCCAAACTATTCATCACGTTAGCACAGAATCAAGCCGATCAGGCTGGTTTAAAGAAGCCGCTTAAAACTCTGGATAATCTCTACAATTATCTATTCAGTTACGTCCAGAATCCGGACCTGAAGATAAGGTCTAAGGGTATTGCAGTTTATGATAAAACTCTCGCTGATCCGGTTGTGCAGGGATGCGTCGATACGATCATCCAGAGCATCAAAGCCTTAGAGTATGAGATTATTGCCAATGGTCAGAATAAAAAAGAAATTGATTTTATCAACCAAGTCCTGATGGACTTATTCGAGAAAGGTCTTAGGGATCATATCCTGATGGCTGTCCTTTATGGCAATCAATATCTCGAACTCATCTGGGATAATCCCGATGGCTTCTGGTATCCTGTTGATATCTCTCCGAGGGCTCATGAGAGTTTCTTCTATAAGAAGAATGTCGATACTAATGCCTTCGAGCTATATGTTATAACAGAAATAAGTGCAACAAATGGCGAGCTCGTTACACCGCTTAAACTTCTGGTCCCGACCTTCAAAGCAAGTTCCTCAAATCCTTACGGAAAAGGACTGCTATCAAATTGCTACAAGTCAATCTTCATCAAAGACAATGCCTGGAACTTCTGGAGTATGTTCGTTGAGGATCACGGCACACCGAAGATCGATGTCGAAATTTCTACTGATTTATTAAATACTTTGCAACGTGAACAGAACATGTCACCTGATGACGTGGTTTTGCTTATACAGGAAGCAGCACAAAATATCAGGCAAAATGGAAATTATACTCATCTCGAAGGTGTAAAGGTCACAGCTCTCCAATCCGGCTCATCAGATAATGGTATAACTCATGAAGAGCTTATGGATTATTGTGATAAGCAGGTTGCTATCCTTCTGCTTGGCCATAATGGTTCATCTCAATCAACACCCGGGAAGCTCGGCAGTGAGGATGTCGCCTTGTCGGTTCTCAGCAGCAGAATTCAGTCTTACGCATCCTTCGTTGAAGATAATGTCAATACTCTTATCAAGTGGATCCACAACTTAAATTTCGGAACCGGTAAGGCACCGCAAATCAGGATGTTCGAACGTGATGATGTAAGCATGTATAAAGCAAAAGCCGAGTTCATCCAGATTCTTAGCGGCGTAGGGCTTAGCTTCACTCCTGAATATTATCAGGACACATTCAACATCGACAAGAAGTACTTTAATATATCTGCTCCGAAGCCTCCTGAGCCACCAGCAACGAAAGAGGAAGAGCCTGATCCGGATGCTGCAGCAGGATGCAATTGCCATTCAACTCTGCCAATGAATTTTACTGCAGAAGAGAAGACTGTAAAGGATGCCGTGAAAGGAATCCTCACCATCGAGGAATTCGCAAAGTATATCGAAACATCAGATGAGTTTGCCGATGTCGCCAAGGAGAACATTAAGCCTGTCATGGATTTTATTGAGTCTTGCAGCAGCTATGAGGATATGCTCGATGGCTTGCTTAAGGTTTATCCCAAAGTAAACAAAGAGAGCTTCATTGATTTGCTTTCCCGAATGATGGCAATTGCTAATATTTACGGATATCATAATGGTGGAGCTAATGGTTAATGCTAAGGAAGGACAGGACATTGAACTTAAGCATCTCGTTTTTGCTTTCGGGCTGTCCGATGAGGAAGCTGTTGAGTATTTTAAAGGCTTAGGGGTCAGCTTGTCGGATAACTGGATGGATACTTGGGAGGCAATCAAAAAGGATGCTCTCGCTATTGCCGGAATTAAAAATATGGATCAGATTCTGTATGCTCATGATCAGATCCAGAAGGCGATGGAATCAGATACTCCTCTGAAGGATTTCAAGAAAGACTTTGCTGATAAGCTATCACTCAAGGAATGGCATTCTTCCCTTGTGATAAGCCAGAACATTAGTAATGCTCATGCTGCCGGGACTCTTGAACGTCAACTTAATACTTCTGATGATTTCCCTTATCTTAGGCCCGTTACGATCCTCGATAAGAAAACTACAAAGATCTGTAGCTGGCTCAGTACTCAGAAGTTCGTAATCAGTATCAAGGATAAGGGTCTGAAAAATATGTACCATCCGAGGCATTTCAGATGCCGAACCTTCTGGGTGGTCATAAATGATAGTCAGCGAAAAAGAATGAATCTTGAGGTTAAAAAGGTAAGCGATATTCCGCAGCAAAATTGGAATCAGGCTCAGTTCAGAAGGCTTCCGAATGTGTCCATCCTTAGTGGTTTCGATTTGAGTAAGTATCCGAAGGAGATGGTTGAACAATTCAATAAGGAGAACGATGCTTAATATTACTATCGAAGTGGCAGAGCTGGAGAAGTTTACCCAGCATTTTACGAACATTAACTTTGCTCCTGCTCTGCCCGGGATTGCTCAAATACTCATCAGCTCGATTGCTATGCAGTTCGAATCGCAGGGTGAACGTTATCTCCCGGGTGGATGGGAGCCTCTTGCAGCATCTTCTGTTGTTCAGCGTAAGCGGATGGGATTCTATCCGGTCAACATCCTCCGCAGAGGCACAGATGTTACTTCCAAGAAATCAAAGAAGCTGGTCTATTCAAGCGAAAATCTTAGCCAGAGCTTTCACTCGAGGGTTGCAGGAAATAGTATCATCATCGGCACAAATGTCAGCTATGCTCCATACCTCCAGTACGGTACAGGAAGGATGCCTTCCCGTCCTTTCTTCCCGACAAGTGATAACCTTCCCGATGAAGATGTCCAGGATATTTTGGATTATATTATGGGGAAGTTGAAGTTTTAATGAGACTTTTACGATTTATTTCTCTTCTCATCTTTTTTTATAGCCGTCAAATAAGCAGATAAGTAATACTCGGGATTATCATCGTAATTACACAAAAATGTTATTGCATATTTTTTATGACCTTCCTTTTTCATATATGGATGGGATAAATAATTGTCCTGCATATATTCAATTACATGAAATAAATATGACTGAATATCAGGCTTGAGTTGAAAAAAACCAGGCCCGAAAAAAATGGCTAGTTCTTTTTTCATTCATTTTTCAGCTACCCATTTAAGGGGAGTTCTATAAATTAACATTATGATAATTAAGCGTTTATGCTTATATT